GATTTAACATTTTCAAGTGGTGCAGTATTAACAAGCAGTAAAATGAACGCATTGCAAGAAAACTTTACTGCTGTAGCTAGTCAAAGTACAGGTGCTCCACAATATACTGGTATTCCAAGAAGATGGGTTAGTTTTGAAGCAGATAGAACAATAGCTGATTCTTTTTTAACCAGTTCTGTAGGTGATTTAGGCTCTGGAAAGTATCAAATCAATTGGACAAATGCATTTTCAGGTAATTATATGGTTACTTGGGGATTTAAAGCAGGTGCTGGACAAACTAGCAATGTCATCTTCAATGTAACTCTTTACACTCTTGATGCAAATAAGGTAGAATTAAAAGGAAGAAACGCAAACACTACAAGCTCTGGAGATAGTGCAATACCAATTAGTGTTTGTGCGTGGCAAGAAACTTAAAGGAGATTAGAAATATGTGGACATTATTAGATAGATTGAAAGAGCCATCAACATACGCAGGTATATCAGCATTAGCTATTGCTTTCGGTGTTAGCTCAGATCAATGGACAACAATAAGCACAGCATTAGCTTCTGTTGCTGCTTTAGTATCAATGTTACTTAAAGAGAAAAAAGACTAATGATTAGTAAAATTGTTTCTTCTATAGTAACAAGTTTGTTAAGTAAAGGATTTGCTGCTCTGCAAGATTATTTAAATAAGCGTAAAGTAGGAAAACTAGAACAGCAAGTCCTTAACTTAGAAGATAAAATAAAAATTTTAGAACATGAAAAAAAGAAATCAAAAAAAATTGAAGATTGGAAGTATAGATTGAAAAACAAGGAGAACGATTCTCTAGCTGAAGAACTTAATAAAATAAGGAATGAGGAGTAGTTTATGGGTATTTGTTTTAGTTTTATTCTTGACGTTTGGGGTAAATGCTACCGATAATTCAACTTCAAATCAAACACATAGTGGTAGTGGTAGCAACACTTCTATATCTGGGGGTTATACTTCTACTACTAATAATTCATACTCTGGTGGACAAACTAATACCACCAACAACAACAGTACCAATACTACAAAAAATTCGCAAATACCAGTCGGAACAGCTACGGCTCCATCCATGAGTAGTTACTCACAAGATCTATGTATTGTTGGATTGTCAGCTGGTATGCAACTTACGGGCATAGGTGTATCTGGTGGAACATATATTGTTGACGAGAATTGCGAGAGGATGAAACTATCAAAGCTCCTGTACGATTTTAATATGAGAGTTGCATCAATTGCCATTCTTTGTCAAGATGACAGAGTATTCTCTGCTATGGAACACGCTGGTACACCATGTCCATTTGAAGGCAAAATAGGTGAAGATGCAGAAGTGCAATGGAAAAAATATGATGTGGAAAGACCAGACTATGACCAATATATTCGAAAACTAAAACGTAGAGCAAAAATAGATAAAGTAACAGAATTTGTTCCAATAGAAACGGAGTATAATTTATATGGGGATGATGATTAGATGTTTTTATTTCTTGCTAGTTGCTTGGTTAATAGCTTGGGCAGCAACTGCTGAAATAATTACAACAGACAATCTTTTACCAAATGGTACAGGCAACTCAAGTCCTTACCAAAATGTAGACAATACAATACCTAGTGTATCTACAAATGGTTTCAATGTAGTAGGAACTGTAAGAGATTGGGGTAATGAGTTAGAAACTACAGGAACTGGTTCTATAAATTATACAGGTGATCTTACAGATTATGCTTCTCAACAACAACTCAATAATGGAATAACACTTAACTCTACAACAATAGTACAAAACTGTGAGTGGACTGGTTCTGCTTATCAATGTGGTCAGCATAGAACAGGGCAAGACAGTTATACAACAACAGTAAAGATATTAGATGAAAATGGAAATACTTTAGCTATAGTCAATCAAACTAGAAACAATGATGCTGGATATGGTAACAATGCTTTTAAATATGAAGATTCTGTAAGTTATTCTGGAACAGGTAGCAATCAGTTCTATTGGGAATGGGAAGGTGTTGATGAAGGTAGTTCAGTAAATTTAGGTGGTCCTAATTTATTAGGTGCTAAACTTACCATGACTTATGATTCTACTGTCATACCACAAGAAACAATAGAAGAAATAGAAGATATAATACAAGAGTTTGAACAATGGGAACAAGCATTTGAAGAACCAGAATTTTTAGAAGAATTTATACCTTTGCCTGTCTTGATGGAAGAATTACCTATGTTAGTATTAGAAGAAGAAGAGCTTATCGAAGTCCTTGAAACAGCTCAAGAGTTAGAAGAAGAATTTGAAGAAGTGGAGATACTGCAAGTGTTTGGTGGACCAGAAATAGTAGAAGAACCAGAAGAAGAAGATACCAGTAGCGAACCTGCTGTAGCACAGATAGAAGAAGAAGTTTTAGAAGAATCAGAAACTAATGAAACATCTGTTGATGAACCAACTGTGAAAGTAGAGGTATCCGTTAAATCTATAGAAAAACAAATATCAAAAACAATTAAATCTGTAGACCAACAATTATCAGCTACTAACATCATTGCAGCTAAAGTTATAGAATCTAAACAACCAGATATATCTTCATATTACAAAAGTTATACAGATCCTAGAAAAATATATGAAGGTAACAATTATGAAGATTTAAGAATATTAGGTGGTCAACAAATTTACTCTGACAATAAAATGATTCAAGTAGCTCAAAATGATCCTTTGTATATCTACCAAGAACGCATTAGACAAGCTACTTATAAAAGAGTTATACTAGAGAAAGAACTTAAAATTTTACAAGGAAGGTAAGATGATAGAAACTTTACAAAAATACGCTATGATAATAGGAGTTGTGATGACTATCGGTGGTGGCTTTTATGCATGGGGAGTTTTCAATAATAGACTAGACGCTGTATCAGAAGCAGTTGGTTCTGATAGTGTAGAGAAGCTACAGAAGGAAGTTGCAATATTAGATAAGCGTTTAGAGGTTATGGAAGCTAAATTAGAAGAAATGAGGGCAAAAACAGCAAATCCTTTGGGTAGATAGGTCGATATGCCATGAGAAGCACAGAAACAGGGCAAATAAGGACTTTAGGTAAAAAACTATATATTATCATTGCCTTAATGCTTTTAAGCTGTATATCATGCTCTAAAACAATTAAATTTGAAAGAGAATTACCTGAAAAAATAAAATATAACAAAATCGAATTTATTGAGTGTCCAACCGACATATCGGGATATCTTTGTATAAAAAACACTCATGCAATTAATTCTGTGATAGACTTAAAGAACTGCCAAGAGCAAAATACATTTTTGAGAGAGATGTTAGATGGAAACTGAATTACTTGCAATGTTATCACAAGCTCCTGCTTTAGTTGTGATAGTTTGGTTGGTGATGAAACAACAACCTCATACAAATGGAAGTACAGAACTTATTCGAGCAATATCAAGATCCTTAGAGAAAATGGCAGATGCACAAGCTGAAGCTAACCGAATTGCCGATAAAAGAGCAGAAGGATTTGAAAAATGGGTAGAGCTCCAAAAGACACAATGTCAAAACCAATTCGTGTCAAGAAACCAAAAATAGATTATCCAAATTTACTTTTAAATCAGTTATTAGAAACAGACTTGCCTTTGCCTGTAAAGGAACACAAGTTTCATCCTGTAAGAAAATGGCGTTTTGATTTAGCTTGGAAAGAACATATGTTAGCTGTTGAAGTTGAAGGTGGTATCTGGACTTACGGAAGACATAATCGTGCAGCAAGTTTTATAAAAGATATGGAAAAGTATAATGAAGCTTGTCTTTTAGGATGGAATTTGCTACGATTTACAACAGATATGGTAAAAAATGGCGAAGCAGTTAATATGCTAGTCAGGTTTTTTAAAAATGAAAGCTCATAAAAAAACAGTTTTTATTTCTGATATACATATTCCTTATGAAGATAAAAAAGCTTTAGCAATGGCTATGGACATTATCAAAGATCAATCTTTGACAAGCAATGACAATATAATAATTGGTGGTGATTTATTAGATTACTATCCTTTAAGTACATTTTCACCAGATCTTACAGCTTCTAATATAGAAATAGAATTATTCGAAGGTGTAACATTTTTAAACAAACTTAGAAAAATAGCTGGTAATGCAAACATTTTCTTTTTTGAAGGTAATCACGAGGAACGTATGCAAAAGAAGATACTATCTTGCTGTGCTGCTTTAGCTCCATTCTTAGCGAACAGATTACATATGCATGAGATATTAGAGTTTAGAAAATTTAGAATTAGAAATGTATCTACGCCTTTTACTCTCAATAAAAAGTTATTTTTTATGCATGGACATGAAAAACGAGGATTTGCTTCTCCAGTTCATATAGCTAATGTAAATTTAAAATATTACAACAGAAGTATAGTTTTTGGACATCATCATAGATTTGATTTAAGTATTGCCACACAACTTGATGGTTCATTGTTAGGTGGATTTGCTAATGGTTGCCTAGCTGATTTATCTCGTATGCCTGGTGGTTTGTATTCACCTTTTGATAACACACAACGTGGGCTAAGTATAATACATGAAAAATCAAATGGATTCTTTTCTGTAAATCAACATATCTTTATACCTAACAAAAAGAAAGGTTATGAAGTTCTTGTAAACAATAAATCTTATACTTCTAAATAATTTTGTATTCTTTTAAAAAAGATTGAATGTGGCATTTCTCCATTTTCTATTCTAGTAACAACAGATGCGTGTGTGCCTACTTTATCAGCAATATCTCTTTGTGTCAATTGTAGCAATCTTCTTTTTATTTTTAACCTGTGGTGTAATTCAAAAGAATCTTTGATTTCGTTAAATTCATCTAATAATTCTTTAAAAATTTTATCTGGATTGTTCGCATGTTTAGAACATTGAAATGATAAATATTGTTTTGTTACACCTAGTTCTTCACCAATTTTTCTAAATGATCTATCTAAAAAAATATGTTGTTTTTGTATCTCTTTTATATCTAATCCCATATATTTACTTTAAATGATTGAATTAGATTTGACAACTTAATTATTTATGGCAATCTTAAAGTAAGGTTATTATGACTATTAAAAAAGACAATTTAAAACGTGGTTCTGGTTTTTTTAAACAACAACATGAACAAAATAAAGAGGTAATGAAAAAAAAAAGAAAGAAAGCTAAAAAAACAACCAAAGCTTTGAGGAGTAAAAAAAATGTTTCATAATAGTTTGAAAGATGATTCTAAAAAGAAAAAGCTTGAAAGAATTAAAAGAGCAAGAGCGACAAGAAATGCTACTTGGTTTTCAAGAAAATTTAACAAGAAAAAGGAGGATTCAACATGTCAAGTTGGAACAAAGAAGAATGGCTAGAAGATAGATATCAATATTATCTAGATGAAGGTTTAAGTGAAGAAGATGCTGCTAAAAAAGCACAAAAAGATTTAGATGATGGATGTGAAGATTATGGTTATAAGTCAAAACCATCTACTAATCCACATTGGAAAATAAAATATCAGGAGGTGCAATAAATTGGCACTAAAAAAAGTTGGTGAAGGAACAAGAACAATAACAATAGATAAAGTTATTGGTAAGACAAAAAATGGTATCGAGGTTAATGGACAAGCTTATTGGTATTCTAAAAAATCTGGTCAATCTGTAGAGTTTGATTCTGGTGATGTTGTTTCATTAAACTATTCTCATCTTAAAGATTCTGACTCAGGTGATGATGTTTATATGATACAAAGTTTAGATAACACAGCAGAAGACAAAGATAAAATGATTGATAAAGCTTTAGGTGAAAATAACGATACTTTTCCAACACAAAAATTATCATTTGGAGAATCTAATGATCATCAAAGCAAAGATGACAAAATAACAAATATGAATATCTTAGCAAGAGCAACTGAATATTGTTATCATACAGGAAATATTGATGAATATGATATTCTTGAAGCTTGTAAGATGTTCAAAAAGATGTTATCGAAATTTTAAATTTAGTTTATAATATAGTGGGGGAGCATTCAAAACTTCACACACCTCCTTAAAGTGAACATAATAACCACCTTGCTCCCCTACTAGAGAGAGGAAAAAATCAAAAACAAACCAAATTACTATTCAATCATTCCTGCAATAGTAAGATATGACAAAGATTTAAGTCCATCAGCAAAAGTTTTATTTGCAGAAATTACAGCTTTGTCTAATAAAGAAGGATTTTGTTGGGCAAATAATCAATATTTTGCAGAATTATATGAAACCACAACTAGGACAATACAAAGACAATTAAATCAGCTCGAAGATAAAGGTTATATAGTAAAAGTTCAAGAAGAGGACAAAAGAAAACTGTATGTGAGGGCGACAAATATGTCTGAACCCCATGACAATAATGTCGTCCCCACCCACGACAAAAATGTCGTACATAATATTATAAAGAATAATACTAAAAAAGAATATATATATGATAGAGATCTTGAAAGTTTTGAAAAGTTTTGGAAAGCTTTAGAAGGGCGTAAAGTTGCTAAACCTTCAGCTTTCAAAGCATATACTCAGATTGATACTGAATTATCTGCTGTGGAACTAGCACAAAAATTTAATATTTTATTACAGTCCAGAGAAGAAAAATTTTGCCCTTATCCTCAAAAATGGCTCAAAAATGAAGGTTGGAATGATGAATTATCACAAAAAGCTGAAACTAAAGCATATCTAACGGAGGAAAAGATATATCGTGATGAAGATGGTTACATTATATCAAAAGAAGAATACGAAAAAATTCATAAATAAGTTGATTAATTTATTTAAATTTTTTATAATTAGGAGAAATCATGACAACAAACGAGGTACAAGATACTCTATTAGACGAGGATGAGTTACAAGTTAAAGTAATTTATGATGCTCTCCGTATACATAGATTATGGTTTAAAGATGGTAAAACCATGCCACGATATCTTGCAAAACTAGAAGAACTTTGCGAAAAATATGAACAAAAAGAAGCAAGAGTTTTATCAAGACATAATTTAGTAGGAAGTTTCAATGACCCAGATACAAATTTCTAATAACGCAGAAAAAAACTATGAATTATTATCACCGATCTTAGATTCTTTAAGAAATATAAATATACAATTACTTAAAGGTAGATTACAAAGAGGTTTGTTGTTAAAAAAAATTAAAGAACAAAAATTATACATAGGTCATGATGGTTGGATATCAACTTGGGCAGAGTTTACAGATAGTATAAGTTTGTCTGTTGAAACAGCAAGACAAGACATAGAGATATACAATCAATTTTTTAAATTCTTAGAAGAAAAACCATTACTTTATAATCAAATTCCTTATGAAAGACTAGTTAGATTATTACCAGTTGTCAAAGATACTTCCGAAGATATTTCAATAATAAATTATCTTGATATGGCAGCAAATAGTAATCGAGTTGATTTTGATAATAATATTAGAGAAGCAAAAGGTAAAATTGCTACAGATTCATGTAAACATGATTATTCAATAGTTTTTTTAAAATGCAGTATCTGTGGGCATATGATAAAAAAAGATGTCTAAAACTTTTAACAGAGGATTTGAAATGAATAATGAATTTATAAATAAATATTCTTTAGAGTATGTAGATTTTATTAGAAACAAACAATGTTGTGTGAGTGGTAGTGATATTGCTGATCCACATCATCTACATGCTATAGGTATGGGTAGTAACAGACTAAAACCAAATGCTAGGCATTTTACTTGTATACCTCTTAGCAGAGAGATGCATACAGAATTACATGCACAAGGTTTACCATATTTTCAACAAAAATATAAAATAGATTTATGGCAAGAAGCATACTATTTTTTTATAAATTTTTTAATACAAAAAGAGGTTATAAAATGAGTAAAACAAAAAATATTACAAAGAAGAAAAAATTAATTTTTGATGAAAAAGCAGAATCAGGAAGGTTATGGTTAGAATTTGTTAAAGGGATTCAGCAATTAATAAATGAAGCAACACCAGAACAACGAGCAAAACAAAAAATACGCTTAAAAAAATATCATGAAGAAGTAGATAAAAAAATAAAAAAATGGAAGGAAGAAGGAGTAATTAAATGACAAGTACTGAACAAAAGTTTTATACAGTTCTTTTATCTATAGAGGACAAACTTATAAAGATAGAAGAAATGATAAAAGCTTGGGAAAAAGATTTAAAAAAAGAAGAAAGAAAGACCAATAAAAAACCATTAAAATCTACTAAAACCAAACGTAAAACAAAGACAAAAACTTGACAATAATTTCTTATTACATAATCTTATTCTTATGGCACTTAAAATATCTAATGCAAAGCTTAAAGAATTAATCAATAAATACTACGGAAATATAAAAAAGATTTGTGAAGCAGCACAAATATCAAGACAATCTTTTTATGATAGAATGGAAAGATATCCTGAATTAAAAGAAGTTTTATATAATGCTAGAGAAGAAACATTAGATATAGCAGAATCAGAACTACATAAACTAATAAAAGAAGGTCATTATCCTAGTATTAGATTTTATCTTGAAACACAAGGCAAACATAAAGGTTATACAATAAAACAAGAAGTCAACAATACTCATACTATAAAAAACATCCTTGAAGTTCCAGAGATGCAAACATATGAACCAGACATTGACGAAATCAGAGATCACTAAGAAGTTATTTGTTCCAACTAAAAAACAGCTTGAATTTTTAAAAGCAGGTCCAATATTTGAAGTAGCATATTTAGGTGGTGCAGGTAGTGGTAAATCTTCAGTATTGCTTGTTGATGCTGTAAGACAGATGAATGAACCAGATGCAAAAGCTGTAGTGTTCAGAAGAACAACAAAAGAGTTACGACAATTGATTGATTATTCTATGCAAATGTATCCTAAGTTAGAAGGCAAATGGAATCAGC